GATGGGTGGCGGGGAGGGGGAGCGGGCCGGCACCGCCCTATCCGCGTGAGCGGATCAAACAGGAGACAATCATGAGCGCAGCGCCCTTTCCGGCGGCGGTGATCGCGGGGGTGCGCGTGGCGGCGCGCGACCATCTGCGGATCACCGGGACCGCCGAGGACATGGTGATCGACCGGCTGGCGGAGAGCGCGCTGGCGCTGGCCGAGGCCTATACCGGCACCGCGATGATCGCGCGGCCGCATGAGGCGATGATGGCGGCGTCGCCCGAATGGCGGCCGCTGCCGGTCGCGCCGGTGACCGCGATCACGGCGGTGCCGCCGGTCGCGGCGATCGACATCGACGAAGCCGGCACGGGATGGGTGCGGATGGCTGCGGCGGGGCCGGTGCGCTTCGTCGCGGGGCTGGCGATGGAGTGGAGCGCGGTGCCGCCGCCGGTGGCGCAGGGGATCGTGCTCCTGGTCGCGCATCTGTTCGATGCGCGGACGGCGGCGGCGGCACCCCCGGCGGCGGTGGGGGCGCTGTGGCGGCCGTGGCGGCGGATGCGGCTGGTCGGGGAACGGCGATGATCGGTGCGCTGGAGCGGGCCGAGGCTACGGCCGAGCGCCGGGCGGAGGCGGCGCGCGCGCGGGTGGTCGCGGCGGCGCGGGACGTGCCGGGGGTGTCGGCGGAGGTCGTCGGCGATGGCGTGGTGCTGTCGGGGCGGGGGCTTGTGCGGCGTACCATCGCCGATCCCCGGCTGCAGGATATTGCGGGGTGGGGGCGATGATCGCGGGGGCGGTGTTGCAGGCGATGCTGGTCGCGCGGTTGCGGGCGGTGCTGACGACGGCGAGCGTGTTCGATGCGCCGCCGGTGCGGGCCGGGCGGCCGTATGTGGTGGTCGATACGCCGGTGCTGACCGACTGGGGCACCAAGGATGCCGCCGGACGCGAGGGGCGGGTCGTCGTGCAGGTGTTCGACGGGGGCGAGGTGCCGGCGCGGCTGCGTTCGATCGCGGCGGCGGCGGAGGTGGCGGTGTTGTCGGCGCCTGCGCTGCTGGCCGGGTGGCGGGTGGCGAGCCTGTCGTTCGTGCGCAGCCGGGTGCTGCGCGAGGGGGATGGGTGGGTCGGGGCGATCGAGTTCCGGGTGCGGATGCTGGCGGGGTGATTTCCGCGTTCGTCCGATCATACCCCCGCTCAGGCGGGGGTCCAGGGTCGCTTCGCGGGTGGTGGCGTTTGGGGCTCTGGATCCCCGCCTTCGCGGGGATACGGTTTTGGTCGACGGATGCCCTCAATGTTTCCGGACGTACCCCGGCGAAGGCCGGGGGCCAGTTGGGCAGCGGTTTCGATCAGTTAGCGGCGGCTCCCGGGCGGTGTCGCGGGATGCGGTGGGAGACCCCGGCTTTCGCTGGGGTGACGGTTTTGGTTGGGCGGCGGACTTTTCAGGAGACAATCGATGGCGGCGGAGAAGGGTAGTGCGTTCCTGTTGAAGATCGGGAACGGGGCGGTGCCGGTGGCCTATGCGACGGTCGCGGGGCTGCGCACGACGCAGTTGAGCGTCAATGGCGAGGCGGTGGCGATCACCAGCAAGGATTCGGGCGGGTGGCGCGAATTGCTGTCGGGGGCCGGCGTGCGGTCGGTCAGCGTCAGCGGCGCGGGCGTGTTCACCGGATCGGCGGCGGAGGTGCGGCTGCGCGGCAATGCGCTGTCGGGCGTGATCGACGACTATCGGCTGAGCTTCGAGAGCGGCGAGACGATGACCGGGCGGTTCCTGGTCACGCGGCTGGACTATGCCGGCGATTATAATGGCGAGCGCAATTATACGCTGGCGCTGGAATCGTCCGGCCCGGTGGTGTCGGCATGACCGCGCCCGCCAATCCGGTGCGCGGCGAGGCGCATGTGCGCGTGCACGGCGAGACATTGGTGCTGCGCCCGAGCTTTGCTGCGCTGGTCGCGGCGGAGGGGGAGGTGGGGTCGCTGTTCGCGCTGGTGGAACGGGCGGCGGCGGGGCGGCTGACCCTGGCCGAGCTGGTCGCGTTGCTGTGGCATTGCCTGCGCGATCCGGCGCCGATGGGACGCGACAGTTTCGCGGAAGGCGTGACGGCCGGCGGACTGGCGGCGGCGACCCCGGCGCTGAAAATGCTGATCGCGCAGATTCTGGGCGGGCGGTGACGTTCGCCGAAGCCGCGCGGCGGATGGGGGGACTGGCGGGCGTCGCCTTCGGCTGGGGACCGGACGCCTTCTGGCGCGCGACGCCCGCCGAGCTGGGCACGCTGGTGCAGGCGGTGCGGGGCGATGCGCCCGACCCCTGCGACCGGATCACGATCGACCGATTGAAGGAGCGTTTTCCCGATGGATGAGGAAATCGAACGGCTGGTCGTGCGCGTGCGCGCCGATACCGCCGGGTTCGCGCAGGATGTGGCGACGATGCAGGCCAGCCTCGACGGGCCGTTCGCCGGCGGCATCGACCGCGCCGGGCGGGCGATGGAGACGACGCTGGCGCGCGCGATCCGCAGCGGCAAGCTGGGCTTCGACGACCTGCGCGACACGGCGTTGAAGGTGCTGGGCGAGATCGCGGCGGCGGCGGTGGTCGGTGCGGTAACGCCGGGCGGGGGCGGCGGGCTGATCGGGCTGCTGGGGCAATTGATCGGCGGCGCGCCGGGGCGGGCCACGGGAGGCCCGGTCAGCCCGGCGCGACCGTACTGGGTCGGTGAGCGCGGGCCGGAACTGTTCGTGCCGACCAGCAGCGGACAGGTGGTCCCGGCGCAGGCGGGCGGCGGTCGCGAGGTGCGGGTGGCGATCACGGTAAATGCCGGCGGCGGCGATGCGCCGCGCGCGCTGCAACAGTCGAGCCGGCAGGTGGCGCGGGCGGTGCGTGCCGCGCTGATGGAGGCTTGAGCCATGGGATATTGGCTGGCGGAGACCCGCACGGTGCAGGAGGCGGGGGTGCTTTCGCGCTTCGATCCTGCCTATTGGACGGTCGATTTTCCGCGTCCGATGATGGCGTCGGTGGTGACCACGGGGGCGGACGCGCTGCGGGTGGATTGCGTCTTCTACCGGCAGGATGATCTGGCGGGGCTGATCTGGGCATCGGAGGATGTCCATGACCACCCGCTGCTGCGCTATGACACGGTGCGCGATTATCGCGACTGCACCCTGCGGTTCCGTTGGCGCTCGTCGGGCGTCCGGGCGCTGGATGCGACGCATGGCCCGGCGCTGACGATCGAGGGGCGCGATGCGGCCGGCGTGGCACGGGCATGGTACGTCCGGCTGTGGAATTATGCGACCGGTAGCCCTGAGGATGCCGAGGTCGTCATCGACTTCGCGACCGTCATCGGCGGGTACACGCTGCCCGAGGATGGGGTGCCGGTGTGGGCGGGCGATGTCGACCGGATGTTCGTGTCGCTGGTGCCGCCGGACTATGCCGAGGACGGCGGGCTGCTGGCGGCACCGGCCAAGGGCTGGGCGGAGATGTCGGCGATCCGCTGCGATGGGTCGGGATCGGTGCTGGGGGTGGGCGACGTGGTGCTGCCCGAACATGGGTTGCGGATCGCGAGCGGCTATGACGACAGCTATCACCTGACGCCCGAGCGGCTGCTGCACAATGCGCTGCGGCTGGGGTATCGCGGCGCCCTCGTCCATTATGTCGGCATGAGCCATTATTTCCGGCTCGAACGGTCGGGCGACGGGTTGTTCGTGTCGCTCGGCGGCGGGGTGCTGAACGTGGCCTGCGCGGCGTGGCATCGCGACTTCGCGGCGCGTGCCGGGGCGCTGGGATATGATCCGGTCTGGTCGCTCAGCTACGAATTGTTCGATGCGCATTGCTGGGGCGACTGGAAGCAACGCGCGGCGGACGGGTCGCCCGCGCTGACCGGCTGGGCGCCGCCGTCGACGCTGCTGTCGCCGGCGCATGTCGGGGCGATGGCGTATTTGCAGGCGGTGGCGCGGGCGTTCGTCGGGATCGGGCGGGCGGCGGGCGGGCGCCGGCGGTTCCAGGTCGGCGAGCCTTGGTGGTGGGTGACGACCGATCATCGCATCTGCCTGTATGACGATGCGGCGCGGGCGGCGCTGGGCGGCAATCCGCCGGTGATCGACGATGTGTGCGGGGAGCTGGATGCCGCGCGGCGGGCGTTGCTCGACCGGGCGGGGGCGTTGCTGGCGGCGTCGACGGCGGCGCTGGTCGCGGCGGCGCGCGAGGCGGGGGCGGAGGAAGCGCTGCTGCTCGCCTATCTGCCGACGATCCTGAATGCCGACAGTCCGGAGGTGAAGCGGGCGAACCTGCCGGTCGGGTGGGCAAGGCCGGCGTTCGATGTGTTGCAGCTGGAGGATTATGACTGGGCGGCGACCGGCAATGTCGGGGCGACCACGCGCGGGGTCGCGGCGGCGGGGGAGCGGCTGGGCTATCCGGCGGATGAGCAGCATTATTTCTCGGGCTTCGTGTTGCGGCCCGAGGATCGCGGGCAGTGGCGGGCGATCGCGGCGGCGGCGGATGCCGCGCGGGCGCGGGGCGTGGCCGACACCTTCGTCTGGGCGCTGCCGCAGGTGCTGCGCGACGGGTTCACCTATTTCGAAGAGGAGGGGGCGATGGAGGCGTTCGACGATGTGCGCTTTCCGCTGGCGCTGGGCGCGGAGGCCGAGGTGATGCCGGAGACGTCGACCGCGATCGTGGTGGCGGCGGGTGGGCATGAGGCGCGCAATGTCGACTGGGCGGAACCGCGCACCCGCTATGATGTGGGACCGGGCGTGCGGTCGCAGGCGGATGTGGCGCTGCTGCTCGATTTCTTTCGCGCACGGCTGGGGCCGGCGCGGGCGTTCCGGTTGCAGGACCCGTTCGACCACGCGACCGCCGTGGAGCCGGGGTATGGCGATGTGGTGATCGGGACCGGCGATGGCGTCACGACTCGGTTCGCGCTGGTGAAGCGATACGGGCAGATGGTCCGCCGGATCACCCGGCCGGTGGCGGGCAGCGTGCGCATCGGTGTGGGCGGGGTGGAGACGCAGGGCTTTGCGGTCGGTGACGGCGGCGTGGTGCTGCTCGACGTCGCGCCGGACAAGGGCGTGGCGGTGACGGCGGGGTTCACGTTCGACGTGCCGGTGCGCTTTGCCGAGGACCGGTTGCAGGTGGCGCGCGCGACCCATGGCGCGGGCATCGCGGCCAGCGTGCCGCTGATCGAGGTGCGCGAGGCATGAGCGCGGTGTCGACGCTGACCTTGTGCTGGCGGATCGAGCGGCGCGACGGGGTGACGATCGGCCTGACCGCGCATGAACGCGATGTGGTGGTGGACGGGCTGACCTGTCGCGCCGCGCCGGGGATGACCCCTTCCGCCATCGTGCGCGACGATACGCTCGACGCGCCGGCGATGACCGTCGAGGGAGCGCTTGGCCATGCCGCCATTGACGAACGCGACCTGCGGGTCGGGCGCTATGACGGCGCGCGGGTGGCGGTGTTCGCGGTGGACTGGGAACGGCCGGGGGCGCCCGTGCCGGTGGCGAGCGGGCGGATCGGAACGGTCGAGACCGGGCGCGGGAGCTTTGCCGCCGAACTTCTGGGCGGGGAGGTGCGGCTGGAGGCGCCGGTGGTCGAGGCGACGTCGCCCGGATGCCGCGCGACGCTGGGCGACCGGCGGTGCGGGGTGGCGATGCGCGGACGGCGGCGGATCGTGCGGGTAAGCGCACAAGAGGGCGAGCGGCTGGTGCTGGCGGCGGGCGCGGGCTTCGCGCGCGGGCGGTTGCGCTGGATCGGGGGCATGAATGGCGGGCTGTCGGCGTTCATCGTTGCGGCCGATGCCGAGGGGGTGACGCTGGAAGCGCCGCCGCGCTTCGAGGGGGCGGGGGCGCTGGTGGAGTTGAGCGAGGGATGCGACGGGACGCTCGCCACCTGTCGCGACCGGTTCGGCAATGTCGCGAACTTTCGTGGGGAGCCGCATCTGCCGGGGATCGATCTGCTGACCCGCTATCCGGGCGGATGAGCGCGGTCGGGCGGGCGCGGGGTGCGATCGGGTGCCGGTTCCGGCGGCAGGGGCGGACGCCCGAGGCGGGGTTCGACTGTGTCGGGCTGGTCGGCTGGGCGCACGGGGTCGCGGTGCCGGACGATTATCCGCCACGCAGCGGCGATGCGGCGCGGGCCGCCGCCGTGCTGGGGCAGACGTTCCGGCAGGTGGAGCAGGTGGCGGCGGGCGATGTGCTGCTGATCGAAAGCGGCCCTGGACAACTGCACCTGGCGCTCGCGACCGAAGCGGGCGTGATCCACGCCGATGCAGTGGCGCGGGCGGTGGTCGAGCGGCCGGGGCCGCCGCCCTGGCCGGTGATCGGCATCTGGCGCAAACGGGAGAGTGACGATGGCGACGATGGTGCTGACGACGCTGGGCGGCGCGGTGGCGGGGCCGGCCGGGGCGGCGCTGGGCCGGATCGCGGGACAGGCGGTCGACGGGACGGTGTTCGGCGGTCCGGCGCGACAGGGGCCGAGGCTGCGGGAGTTGCAGGTGCAACTCTCCAGCTATGGCACGCAGATCTCGAAGCTGTTCGGGACGATGCGGGTGGCGGGCACGGTGATCTGGGCGACCGACCTGCGCGAGGCGGCCGCGACCAGCGGGAAGGGGGCGGCCCGGACCACGCGCTATAGCTATACCGCGTCGTTCGCGGTCGCGCTGTCGGCGCGGCCGATCCGGGGCATCCGCCGCATCTGGGCCGAGGGGAAGCTGTTGCGTGGGGCGGCGGGCGACTGGAAGACGCGCACCGGTTTCCGCTGGTATCCGGGCGACGAGGCGCAGATGCCCGACCCGCTGATCGCGAGCCTGGTCGGGATCGGGAACGCCCCGGCGCATCGCGGCATGGCCTATGCAGTGTTCGAGGATCTGGCGCTGGCCGATTTCGGCAATCGCATCCCGTCGCTGACCTTCGAGGTGGAGGCGGATGCCGCCCCGATGGCGGTCGGAACGATCGTCGCGGCGCTGGGCGGCGGGGCGATCCGCGCCGGGGCGGTGGGGCCGTTGCTGGCCGGCTATGCCGCCAGCGGCGAACGGGTGCGCGACGCGGTGGAGGCGATCGTCGAGCCGCTGGGCGGATGGTATGCCGCCGAGGGCGACGGCATAGCGCTGCGCATCGGTGCGGGACCGGCGCGGATGCTGCCCGATACGGCACTGGCCGTAGAGGCGCCCGCCTGGCGCCGGCCGCCGGGCGTGCCGGCCGATGTCGCCATCGCCTATCACGATCCGGCGCGCGATTATCAGGCGGGGGTACAGCAGGTGGTGCGGCCCGGCGGGGCGGGGCGGATGCTGCGGATCGAGCTGCCCGCCGCGATGGATGCGGCGACAGCGGCCGGGATCGCCGCCGACCGGGCGGCGCGCGAGGGCGCGGCGCGCGACGTGCGGACCGTGGCGCTCGACTGGCGGGCGATCGATGTCGCGCCGGGCGACCGGGTGACGCTGTCGGACGATCCGGGCCTGTGGCGGGTACGGCGGTCGCGGATCGAGGCGATGCGGATCACGCTGGAGCTGGTCCGGATCACGTCCGCCGGACAGGCCGGGCGTCCGGCGACGGGCACGGCGCAACTGGCGGCGGACGTGCTGACGGGCCGGACGGCGCTGCGGCTGGTCGAGCTGCCCGGCGAGGATGCGGGCGCGGTGCCATGGGTCGGCGTGGTGGCGGCCGGTACTGCACCGGGCTGGCGCCGCGCGACGCTGTCGGTCGGGAGCGATGCGGACGGGTGGCGCGAGATCGGCGACACCGCCGCCGCCGGCGTGTTCGGAACGGTGACGGTACCGCCTGCGCCGGGCAGCGCGCTGGTCGAGGATCGGGCATCGGCGGTCGAGGTCCTGCTGCTGCACGACGGCATGATGCTGGACGGCATCGATGCGGCGGCGGTGGACCGGGGCGGCAATGCGGCGCTGGTCGGCGACGAGATCATCCAGTTCGGATCGGCGGTACGGATCGGTCCGGCACGGTGGCTGCTGTCGCGATTGTGGCGGGGGCGACGCGCGACCGAGGCGGCGATGGCGACCCATCGCGCGGGCGAGCGGTTCGTGCTGCTCGACGCGGCGACTCTCCGCCGGATCGACGGCGTGGGCGTCGGGACCCCGGTCGGCGTAGTGGCGACCGGCATCGACGCGGCGGATGTCGCCACCGCGACCGTCACGCCGAACGGTGAATGGCTGGTCCCGCCGGCGCCGGTGCACCTGTCGATCACGACAGATGGCGACGGCCCGCTGCTGCGGTGGGTCCGCCGGACGCGGCTGTTCGTGCCGTGGCGTGACGGCGTGGACATGCCGCTGGTCGAGGAGCGCGAGGCGTATCGGCTGAGCATCGTCGATGCGGCCGGCACGCTGCGGTCGTTCGAGCTGGCCGAGCCGCAATGGCGCCTGGCCGACGGGACCGGTCCGGTGACGATCGAGGTTCGCCAGATCGGGACCAACGGCCTCTCGCCCCCTGCAACCCTGTCCTATTCCCCGGAGACGTCGCGATGAACGAGTTGACCCACCGCCTTGCCCTGCCGCTGTTGCACAGTGCGCAGGCGCACAAGGAAATGGTGCATAACGAAGCGCTTATGCTGATCGACCTGCTGTTGCACGGATGCGTCTCCGGTGTCGCACTGGACGTGCCACCGGCCCAACCGGTGGTCGGGCAATGCTGGATCGTCGGTCCCGCGCCGAGCGGGGTATGGAGCGGGCGCACGGACCAGATCGCGGGGATGACTGATGGCGGCTGGCGTTTCGTCGTGCCGCGTGAGGGGATGCGGCTGTGGTGGATCGGCGGCGAAACGACCGTGGAGTTCCGCGGCGGTGCGTGGCGGCGCGGGGAGGTGCGGGCGCAGCGGATCATGGTCGACGGCGTGCCGGTCGTGGGCGCGCAACAGCCGGCGATCACGTCGCCCGTCGGCGGGACGACGCGCGACGAAGAGGCGCGGGCGACCCTTTCGGCGGTCCTATCCGCGCTCCGGGCGCATGGCCTGATCGCTGCCTGA